TCTGGCTCTGGCTATGGCTATGGCTCTGGCTATGGCTCTGGCTCTGGCGATGGATCTGGCGATGGATCTGGCTCTGGCGATGGCTTGGGCTATGGCGATGGCTATGGCTTTGGCTCTGACGATGGCTATGGAATTGGATAACGCATGGAAACCTCAAATTCTCATGATGGCTTTGGCAACGGAAACGGCTCGGGAAATGGGCTAGGTGGTGGTGAGGGATATGGATGCGGCTTACGATATGGATCAGGATTTAGATCAGGATCAGGTAGTGGTTATGGGTTTGCCTATGGCTTCGGTGATGTATATGGCGATGGAAATAGCAAAACCGCAGGTGATGGATATGGCGATGGTTACGGATTTGGAAACGGCGAGGGCTATGGATTCGGTGAGGGTGACGGTTAGTAGAATATCATGGAAAATTTAGACCACGGTTATGGATACGGTTCTGGATGCGGACAAGGATTCTGCGATGGATCAGGTAATTGCATTAGTGACAATTCAATTTATGGTTCTGCTTATGGCTCGCAACACGGATATGGTCACGGAGATGGTAGCGGTTTCGGTGCCGGTTTTGAAACAGGTTCGGGCTATGGTTAAAGGGGTATTATGCAAATATTAAATTCTGGTTATGGTTCAGGATCAGGTGAAGGATTCGGTTGTGGATTCGGTGATGGTGCTGGCGAAATTTACGGCCACGGGAATGGTTCAGGTGATGGCGATGGACACGGTGATCGTGAGGGTGACGGTTTAAGCTATGGTGACAGTTCAGGTCATGGGTTTATCTGTGGCTCGGGTTTCGGTCATGCAAACAGTTAGGAGGGCACATGGAAACTTCAAATTCCGGATATGGTTCATGTTCAGGTGACGGATTTGGCGGTGGTAGTGGTGACGGAGATGGTTATGTTTATGGTTCTGGTTTTGGATGGGGTTCTGGGGATGGTGCCGGCGACGGTGATGATTAAAGGAACTATAAAATATGAGTGATGAATTTGGATGTATTTCACACCGAAAATTTAACGCCATGGAATGCGATATTTGTGGTAGCAAAGGATGCTTTTGGTGCAATAATAAACAAGATGAATTTAGGAGCAGGTTGAATGGATGGCAAAAGGAAGATAAACCCGAAGTTATTTCTAGCGAAGTTGGAACGACTGAAAGCAAAACGGAGTAAGTCAGAAATAGCCCTCGATAAACATATATCTGAGGTGCTCAATTTATTGCCGAACGGGCTGACACTGAACAAACTTAAATTTTCATACGTCGATAAAATTATCGCGGAACATCATGGTAATTTATCTGCTGCGGCTAGGGTGTTAGATGTACCATATAGGACGATGGTTTCATGGGTTCATGATTACCATCGCGTAGCACAGAAGCTAGATGAATTAAGGGCTAATAAGTGACAAAATCTGAACTTGATAAATTATTTGAACAAATTTTGGAAGATAAACATGAGGTTTGTTTATCCTGTAATGGCGTAGGTTGTAGGATATGTTCTATGGAATTAAAACTAACTCGGTGTAAAACATGTGGTGGAACCGGTAAAATGCTCAAATCAGGAAATAACCTTAATGATCTTGGAAAAAACGGGCCCACTAATCGTGGATAATTTGATAGCCGCTAGAATCTGAATGATTGCCGATCCCACTTCAATCATCAGCTCTTTTTTTTCATCTCCGTCTAGCTCACCCAATTCTTTACCGACAAGATCGTAGTCGATCGACATTAGCTCAATCACATCATTTTTGATTACATGGATTAGTCGCAATGTTTCGTCGATTCCCATGGCATCCCTCCTCTAAGAATTTATCTATTATGCACGTATTGACAGCTAACCTCTTATCTAGTTCGTTGACACTAGAATTAAGCTTATCAACCGCAAACGTAAATCTCTCCTCAATGGTAGATAGCTTATTGAAAAAAACTTTCGTAAAACCAATTGAGGTAGCTACAATGGCGCTGCCAGCAGCAATGACTTCTGACAACGGAATATCCATAGGAGCTACCTCTAATGACTTTAATGGAGCTACTGCTATTGACGCGAAAGTATATGGGTATCTTAGCTGAATGAGCCGAAGGTTTCAAGTGTATGCCAAATTATGAGTTTGCCCATAAATAACATGTCCCAGCCGGAGGATTGTACGGGGTTTATTTGGCCTTTTTCCCATATCCAGTCATTACCCAAGGCAGAACCGTCAACTATCTCGGCCATCGCTAAATACCTATCGATCATTTCAACGGTAAAATGACGCTTTGCGAGAAACTCATAGAATAAATTATCAGGTTGACGCTTGTGGCAAATTTCACCAACTTTGATCGAATATTCACGGCTTTGACCAATGAGGTATTTAATATAGGCCTGAACTGCCTTGAGATGAAGTTGATAGCCTAGTTCAACGTTTTCAGCCTCAAAGACTGAAATGTCACCGTCATATTTATCCCAATCTCTCATTTGATCGTGTTTTTTCCAACCTCTAAATTGCCATACACGACCCATCAAAGCCCACATGGTTGGTGTGATGTTTGCACGATCATCGTCCTGAACACAAACTTTATAAATGGGTGATCGTAGGGCACAACCACCGCCAGCCCACTTAGGTTTTTTAACTAAACATGGCCTTGAACAATCAATATAATCAATCCATCTTTGAGCTGTTTCAGTCGGGAATTCACTGTCGATCATGGCGCAAAGCAAACCAAGGGTCATGTCACGGCTAAAACCCCATTCACCGGAATAACGCTTTTTTGGTGAACGGTAAAACATACCGCTTTGATCTTGGCATTCAAGAATGCTTTTTAGTGCCCATTTATTGTCAGATGGAAACAACACGGTGTTCAATAGTCCCATAAATAGCATGGAATCACCGCTATCAATGTAACGATTGCCCGCTTGTGTTATTCCGGATGCTAACAACGGTTCTAAAAACTGACAGTAATCTTTAATTTTTTGTATTTTTGGATTCATGCCTGTCATTTTAACGTTTAGCTGGATTTTGTTCAATTTCAAAAAGTTGTGCCTCTGTACGAAATTTAGGCTTGATTCGTGGACCACGGTACCTCGGTGTTAAATCTATTGGTTTGATTGGTTCTTTTACTTCGATATGTCGGTTTTCCCAAAAGTTTTTGCGTATTGATCTGAATTGTAGCCACAAAAATATGAATAGGCCAATAAATAGCACATAAACAACGATTGCAGTGATCCAAATCAAACCTGAGATTGCCTCCATTCTGCCTCCATAAATTCTTGACGAGTCATTGAAACAAGATGGCAGTCAATAAAATGACCTTCTCTAAAATAGAATTGCCGCCGTGTCCCATCATGTTTCATACCTATCTTTAAAAAAATATCATAAGCATGATTACCTGAAAAAGTCTCCCCCCAAATCACATTTAAATTCTGATTCAAAAAACCATGAGAGAACAAAGTTTTTAATGCAGCAGTTGCAAGACCTTTTTTTTGATATTCAGGGCCAATATAAAGAGAAAATTCAGCCCTTTGATTGATTCGGTCAATATCTGTCAGACCACATATGCCGATAGGAATTTCAGCATCATAAATAACATACATTTTTATTGTACTATCTTTAGCTATCTTATCAAACCAATCGGCATGATTTTTGTAGTTCAAAACATCATTTTGACGGCACCATTTCCACACGCGATAATCATTTCTCCAAATAAATGCCAAATCACCTACAGCTTCATATGATGCTGATAAAAGTCTAACCCCATGTCCGAAATCAATCATTGTCTTTCCCTTATAATTTGTGCAACTGCCTTACGTGGCATTGGTCCTTTTAAATATGCTTTACCATCAGATATTTTTTTAAGTGCAAACTCACTTACCATCATAAACTCGTCAATGTGATGCTTCGTAGCATGATTCAAAAAGAATGTCTTTTTCGTGAAAATTCTATTTTCTACCAGTTCCTGACGAAATAAAGCAACATTTAAATCAGAGCCAACAAAATTCATTCTTGCCCCCCAACCCTCAAATTTTATGATCTCAGGACTTAATGAATTGAATCGGTCTTTTAACAGCAAAGCCCTTTCATTCAAATCATCCACGTCGTATTTAGTGTCATGTTTCGATAAATACATGCAATAATCGGTCGCTTTTAAACTTGGAATATGACCAAAATAGGTACCGCTCACAAAATAATCACCATCCAATATGTCGGATCGTCCTGCTACAATTCCGATCTTGTAACCGTTGGCACAGGCTTTACCTAGGCATATGAGATCGGGGTAAATATTCCAGTGTTTCGCGACTGATAATGATGGATAGCGCATACCAGTAATGACTTCATCGAAGATAAGTACTATTCGATGGCGATCACAAAACTCTTTTATTTTTTTAAGATAATTGATGCGATCCTTGGAATCATCTACCATTACGGGTTCCATGATAATCGCTGCTATATCATGCTTGAAATACCCATGATTGAATTTATCTAGATCGATGGAAAAATTCTCAAGAGATTGAAACCGATGTCCTAAAGGAGTGCCTACAGCATTGTCATTCCATGCAGTTGCCTCATCGTACCAACCGTGATAGCCCTCCCATAATACGATATCTTTACCCGTAAACGCTCTAGCCATGCGAATGGCTGCCATGCAAGCCTCAGTACCATCATTGAGGAATTTAACCCGATCGCACCAATGAAACGTTGCCTTGACGCGCTCGGCTGTAAAGATCTCTTGTACAGTGTTGCCAGAAAGACAACCGCCATGTCCTGAAACCTTCATCACCGTGTTTTCTAGTTGCTCGTTAGCATAACCAAGGTTGATAGCACCAAGGCCTGAAACAAAATCAAGGTATCTAGTTCCTTCTGTGGTGTAAAGGTAGGAACCGTAACCCTTTTCAAAGTGCGTAGGAAAAACACCTAAAACATCAGTATCAGGATGCTTTGAATTTGTGAGTGATCCCTGAGCTATTGATAGCTTCGAACGATCGAGCCATAACTTAGTACTCATAAACGTAAAGACCTTCCTCTATCGCTGCTTTTTTCTTGGTGTAAGCATCATTGAAGCGCTTCTTTGCTGCTTGATATTCTTCTTCTGTATCGATGCATAGCTTAATATCAGAAAGATCCTCTTTGGTGAGCAATGCTGACTTTTTTAAGTTAGGCGGCATTAGTTCCCTGATAGCTAGGGTTACATGCTCTTTATGTCGATCGCTGTTAGCGTTTTCGCGTAGCCAGTTCAAGGCGTTCCACGACATTATCTCGATATCATGGCCGTCTATAGATGTTCGGTATTTTTCCCAGACATTCGAACAGTAATCGATATCATGATAGACTGATGTCCATATTGCCTTATTCATGGCGAGTTGCGGAACATTCGGACAATCGGCCGTTAGTCTCATGATATAGTCATATGCATCCGGCAATAAATCCGTGTAACGGGATAGTACATTTGTCATCGATCCAGCGCGAACTATGACGTGCTTTGTCTTTAAATACTCAACCCAATAATCATACTCGGCTTCTGGGACTAAAACGATTATATCCACTGAAACGCTAGTATTTGGATCTCGTTTGGCCTCGACATGGTCTGCACATGACCGGCAATTTTGGATTAAACTCGATATTGCAGTGATGCCAGTCGATGAAATTGGCAAGATCGATTTATTAGGTAGCCGTGATGATGAAAGACGGCATTGAATAGCAATGGCTACCTTCTTTTTCACTTTCTTGATCATCGGTATTGTCCGCCATTATGATAGTAAATGTCATTTTTATCAATTTGCTCAATGTGAATCAATGCACCGCCATTTTTCATGTCTGATAGAATCTTGAGAACATCATTTGAAGGTTTTTTTGCTGCCTCTTGTAGCTTTGTGCTTAAACGTTCAACCTGTTCTTTATTGAGTGCAGCGTCCTCTAATGCCTGTTGATAAAGTAGTCGCAAACGTCCCAATTCGTCTTTGAGCATAATTGCATCAAATTTTTTTATAAAATACATCACTGTCGAAATAATACACCCGAGCGATATGGCTACCGCAGTTATTCCATTTAATTGCATGTTATTTTCCTTTTGAGCAATAATCCAAGACGGTAGGACCAACTAGCCCACATAACTCATCAAACGAATAATGTTCGGCTGTATCACTTCGAATACAACTATCATGGTCACTCTTTAAGTGCTCGTGAATTTTTTCGCCTGGCCTAATACCTGTTACATTTATGTCATAGGCCATTTTCATAATATGGGATATAGCCTCGACAAGATCAATGACCTTAGCGGATTTAATCTTAGGATGAATGAGCACATCTGCATTACGATCATGCTCATCACTTGTCACAAATTGGATAGCATCATCTATTTTGAGCCAGAATCTTGTCATATCGGGATGTGTGATATTTACAACCCCTTTTTCAATCTGCTGCATAAACCCATGGATAGCTGACCCTTGGGAACCTATGATATTACCCCATCTAAAAATATCAATTCTTCTATCCGTAGCCTTTTTTATTGCTAACAAATGTTTTTCAGCTAACGCTTTTGTCATGCCATAAAGGTTTATTGGTAGCACTGCCTTATCCGTTGAAAAAAATACGAACCTATCACAATCAACGTGATTGAATAAATTGATGGTGCCTTGATAGTTCACTGAATGATAATGCATGGGATAACATTCACCAAAATCAACGTGTTTTGATGCGGCACAATGATAAACTACATGTGCTCTCGTAGATAAAACACCGTGTAAATCATTGCGAATATCCCCAAGATGCCAAGTTACTTGTGGATATTGTGCTGACCACTGCTTAATCTTATGATCGCACCTAGAAAGAGCACAAACATGGTCGCCTTGCTCTACGTGGTATTTAAGTAATCTTGATCCTAAAGTGCCGGTCGCGCCGGTGATGATAACGAGTTTTTTCATCTAATGCCTTCAATAAGTCGTAGAATATAAAGTTTTGCTGGTAACAATATCTTATATCGATGATGTTGACTACAAATATTTTTTTAACCAGATGAGACAAAAATTTTTCATTTTAAGATATTTTAGTCAGCCACCAAGTTCCAGTTAATGTGCTTCCGCTATCTTGCCTGATTTGGACGTTGACATCACTATCAATCTGAACGTAAGAAGTAGCCCCATCATTTTTATTAAATAAAGCTACTGCTGTATTGCTACCCTGAATTAAAGCATTTCCACAATATGCCTGACTACTTGCCGTTTTAAATGCCCATGAAAATAGCCAAATCCCAAATGTAGTAGCACCAATTGTAAATGTTTTCACAGTAGTATACGTTCCCGATGAACAACTTTGAGTTCCTGTTTCTGATAATACATATGTTGAAACAACACCACCATTAAAAGTTTTAGCACCTGAAAATTCTTGCGCTGCTGTAGTAACTAACCCCTTTTGTGTTGCCGATGCATCTCCGCCAGTGCCAGCAAAAGCACCATTCACGGTAATAACATCACCGGTAGCATTTCCGAGATCTACCGCACCATTCAACGTTGCTTTTCCTGCTGCTGTAATTGCATCTATGTTCAGGGATTTAGTGCCATCGGTCAGACCATTGATGATATCGGTAAAATTTTGATTAACTTGGGATGCGTCCGCAACGCTGCCGTTTGTAAAAGTGTAGGTTACTGCTGGATTTGCCATTATTATTGTTCCTCACGATTAGGTGTTATAAGTGATGATCTTGCTGCCTCGGTCGCTCCAAATGTCTTAGCCGATTCTAGTCTTTTTCCTGTTTTTATCATCTTATCACCTGCCTTTGAAGGTTCAATGACTAATTCTTTGTACTTATTGATTCGACTAGCCTCGGCTCTAATTTCCTTAAGTGGTTCAAGCCATGTTGATGGTTTGAATAACTCAAGGTTTTGTGCTGTTTTAGATGGGTTTGCCATCGATCTTTTGAAACTACCAATGTCAACAATTGCCTTGACCTTATTCACGTGATCCGGTCCAAAGATGGCAAGTAACTCATCCTTAGATTTAGTTTTAAGACGATTGACAACGGCTGCACCAAATTCTTCGGATGGTCCCACTTTTTTGTAGATTGAATCAAGGAAATTACCTAACTCAATTTTATCTGTAGCTTCATTGACGATATCAGCTACATTAGTGATCTTTTCGTTGGCTTTTTCACCAAGGAGTGCAATTTTTTGGGTATCGGTAAGTTTTTTGAACTCATTAAGTACTACATTCCTAACATCTTTTCTTGTCTGTGCTACCTCAAGCCATATTTTACCCAACTTTTGACTAACCATTTGCTTGTATTCTTCGCCATAGTTTTTCATCAGCCATTTGGCTTTTTCGATATCATTTTCAGATGCTATCTTAGAAAAGATAGTTTCAGGTGACGTTTTAGCTAGCTCGTCTAGCTTTTCTTTGGCACTAAAAGCCCTACTTGATGACACACCAGGCCTTTTTACAATCGAAGTGATATCTTCATTCAAACTTTTATAAATACTGTCAGCTTTTTTGAGACTTTTGTAAATATCCTCATAATAAGCTACTGACTTTTTCGCCATGGGATCTAAGCTACCCTTAGATTTTTTTATGATGTTCATGATGGTGTCTGAAAATGTTTGTGATCTTGCATCCAAAACAGCGGACCTTATGGCTTTACCTGCTGCCCTAACGCTTTTATTACCATCTTCAATGTTATCAAGAAGAATTCTGCTAAAATCTTGAAGACCATCCATCGTTTTTATTTCATCAACGTTGCTTTTCATAACATCTAGCCATTGATCGAACTGACCACCAACACCGACCTCTTTGGGACGAAGTGACTTGATTGTTTTATATATCTCTCTTTTCGCTGGCACTAGTTCCTTTCCTGCGAAAGCAGCATCTACTTTCTGATATAGTTCCGATGCTTCCTTGTACTTATCTGTTAGTTTACCCATGATTGTTTTACGAATATTTTCGCCAACCACTGGCTCTAATTGCCCTGCTGGTGCCTGTTTCGCTCCCATGATGGTGTTCAGTACTTGCACAGCTTTTTCATCGGCCTTTTTACCGACTTCTTTAATGCCTTGTTCTATCTCATCGATTCCTACCCCGAAGTTTTGTTTACTTGCACCATCAAGTGAATCCGATAGCGCCTTTCCCCATGCCTTGGCATTCTGCTCGACTTGGGATTTTAATTGCCTCGTGAAAGGAAAAAAGTTTGAACTGCTGCGAACGATAGCATCCTCAAGCTCTCTGACTGATTCATCAGCAAATTTTGAGGCAGCAGTTGCAGCTCCACCTATGATTTTCCATCCCTTCTCAAGTACATCTGAACCTTTTCTAAGTCCTAATTTTGCTGCCGCAGAAGCCTTTTTACCAAGACCATAGGCCTTAGCAGCTTCGCCAGCGCCCTTTAGCAAACCTCCAGTTGTAGCACCTATCAACGCCTCTTGGCCTATCAGTCCTGTATCTGGACGATCTCTTAATCCTGCTGCAATACCGATTCCTTGCCTTAAGGCCTCAGTAGTGCCTCCGAGAGCACCGCCTAGTCCAGCAGCTACCCCAATACTTGCGCCGGCCGTTGCTGGTGCTCCAATTGCACCGACCACCTTAGCACCAGTGCCGGCGGCTTCAGCGATCCCCTTGACTACATCAAAGCCAATATCACCGATCTCAAGAGCAAAATCAGACCAATCCATACCATCGGGGTCAATCACTTTAAACATAGCCTCATCGGGTTTTCTCACTTCGACTCTGTTCTTGACAATCCTCGTTTCATAACCTTTTTCATCGAGATACTTCTTTTGTAGTGCAGGATTTTCATCGATAAAGTTTTTTATTGCAAAACGCTCTCTTGGGAGTATGCCTCTTTTTTCCTCAGCAGGTAAATTACTTGCTACCTTCGAAAACACCATGTTTTTAGTCTTGATGGATTCCGGCATGTCAGGCGTTTGACTTGCATTGCGATAACTCATAACGTCTTTTTGAGTTAGACCAAGGGCATTTGCATACGTCACCGCTTTTTTCTTTTTGACGGGATCATCCTCATTATCAAAATTATCTGTGATAAAATTGAGTGTTTTAACTGCGCTTGATAATTCTGGCATTACTTTTTACTCCCCATGAATAAATCAGCAGCATCCTCATCCGTCAAATCCTGCTTAGTTTTGAAAATGGGAGAATATGGACTTGGTACCTTAGAATTGCTTTTAAGCACATCTTTTAGTGATTTTGGAAGTGATAGGGCTTTAGTTTCATAATATGCCTTGGCCTTATCTCTAATCTCGGACATTACGCGCCTAACGCCTTCAGCATCATTATTACCCGCGGCTGTGTTTAATTCTGTCGATAGCCTCATGGCCTCGCTTTCACTAATAGCTGCGCCGGATCTTTTTTGTAGAAGTAAGTTGATAACACCGGCAATCGTGGCTTGATTCCTTGTTGCTTCTTTACTGAGAAAACGTCGCCCAAGTATTCCCGTATACCCCGTAGTAGGTATCATTGATGATGAATCGGTAACACCGTCAATGTTTTGTTTTCTATCTGCAACAATATTGCCGTCCTTGACGGCATAGTCTATACCTATTTCACGATCGAAACGCTCTAAAGCACCAATGAAATTGGTATCATCTTCTTTGATTGTATTTTGATATTGCGTCAATTTTTTATCTAAAAACGTGGGCGAATTATCGAGTGCCTGTTGCGGTGATGGATTCTCGATACCATTAGCAATTGCTGTGCTCCAACCTGCTAGTAGTTCCGAATCCTTTTTTGCCCACTCTGGAGGTTTAGGTTTACCTGGCTCTTCATCTGTTTTTATCTTTTTTGCCGTATCTGCCGAGATCCAAATCGGAACTTCCTGCTGATTAGCTGGATCAATGTAAAATGATTTGACTGTATTCGGCTTTGGTTGTAGAGACCAATTTTTGACTTTACCAGTTGTAATATCTGTGAGAGGAATACCCCCCCTAGACCTGATGTTTATGTCGTTTATGCGGCTACTGCTTTCCGTTTGTTTGTCTAGATATGCCTGAATTTGAGCCGGTTCTTTGTTGATATAATAAAACCTTTTTAACTGTGTTTTAGGCTTTCCAGTATCAACGTCATAGATCGCCTTACCTGTAGGTGTCCGCTCTATTTCCTGGACATAACCAATTGATGCGCCTTTGGTGTCTGGTGTGACTTTATATAAGTTTGAAACTTCCGATTCCGTGAATTCACCAGCTTCTAAGCGTTTTCTGGCTGTTTCTTCTTCATCCAAAAGTTTTTGCTTTTGCTCGTTAAGCTTCATTTGATCATAAGCGGATTTAACACCCATAATTGATTGAACAACGCTCAATCCCTGCGATATTTTATCGAGTGCGCTACGCCTTTGCGGTATATATACCTCTGCCACTTTTCTTACCTCCAAGGTTTTGACGTGCCTTTTCAAGCTTCATCGAGATTTGTCTTGATTCTTCTGGTGGTAGCCCTGCGACTTTTAGCGCCTTTTGTGCTTCTGTAATATCTCGCATTGCATTTTGTTGACTTGCTTGCCTACGATCGATTGCACTCATTGAATCACTGTCAGTTAGGCCAAGACCCATGTTTTTTAGATTAGTTTTTGTCGCACCAACTGGATCAGAAAATCCGCTTGCAACTTTAGTTTGCATCTTATCTTGAAATGATCCAGGTTTTTGCCCTTGACCTATCGCATATCTACCTGCACCTTCACTATTTCTCGTTCCCTCTCTCACACCCGACTGATATTTATACTCGTCGTAGGCAGCAGTGCCAAGAGCTGCAGCAGGTGCGACATATCCCATGGCAGAGGAACCACTCGATGCGGTAGTGGACGCATTTGTGGCTGGCACGGCTTTTTCACCGCCCATGGCATATTTATAAGCAGCAGCACCAGCGACGCCTACACTACCGCCTCCCCCTCCACCACCTTCCGTGCCGCCTCCATCGGTTGGTGTGCCTTTTCCAGCGGTTAATGATCCCCAAGCCTGTTTACCTTTTGCACCAGCCTGAATTAGGCTTGACCCCTGTTCGAACATTCCGGCAAATTTTGATAATGTGCTTCTTTTTTCTGGAATAAAAACTTCTGCCATATTATTTTACCTCTTACCAAGTGGATATTTCATCGAGTAACCATCGCCGCCAAATAAATCACCGAGAATTTGACCAAAAAAACCGCTTTCATTATATTTTTGGATGTCTTTTGCAATTTTTTGGTTAGCCTCAATAACAGCGTCTTCTCTGATCTCAGCCCTATCTAGGCGTTTTTGTGTCTCGTTATATTCTTGATTTTGACGTTCAAATTCTTTAGCCATTTGCTCCTGTTGATCTTTATATTGGCGTTGTTCAAATACTCTTTTTGCTTCGCTCTCTGCTGCACCTAATCGCATACCTGCACGCTGAATATTTCGCGCTTGTGTTGCTTGGTCTGCTGATTGCATTGCCCTTGCTTGTTCAGATGATAATCCTAGCTGTGATTCTGCTGCACGACGTCCAGCCTCTTGTTCTGATTGCTGTGCCATCCTCATTCCTGCACCACTACCACCCATTCCGGATGCTGCCAATCTTCTCGCCATCGCCGACTGTTCAGTCCGTCGTTGACCACCTTCCCTTAGTTTTGCTAGCTCACTCATATCCCTGTATTGTTGACCTATCTGTGACCTCATAAAATCAGAGGATTCATTATCCCCGATTAGTGCAACTAAATTTGGATTTTCGGCTGCTGATGCCTCACTCGTTAGATTCAATTTTTGAGTAAAAGACTGATAAGGGTCAACTAATCCAGGAAGCCTATTACCTGTGTCCTGATTTCGCATGGTGTTTGTTGTGTTGTCTGTTATGTTTTGAATCGGTTTAATAATGTCTGTTTGAAGCGTATTTTTAAGCGGTTTTGTTACCGGACTAATTAATTTTTGACCATACTTTTTAAGCGGATTAATACTGCCCTGTTTAACGGATTGGTAAGTTGCTACGGTCGGTTGTTTAACAGCCAATGAATAAATGTCACCAGCACCTTTTGATACTGTAGAAGCCACACCTCCGACACCACTTGATATTTTTTTACCTGCTGCCGGTTCTAAAACTGTTTTTCTAAATTTCTCCCATGCTGCTGCCATTATCTTTTCCCCTTGAGGTTGTAGGTTAGATTTAAACCGATCACCTTAAACCCACTATTTACAGTGTTTTTATTCGAAAATTTAAACTGAATTCGTTTCCCTCGAAACTGGCCGAGTGGTTGTTTTATATCTTTTGATGTTGATCCTGCATCCCAATTGTCTGAACCAAAAATTAATGTCCCCCAAACAGAATCGCCAGGATCACAATCGAGATCATAAGTAAAGCCATCACCGGAATCCGAATCAACACGTATCGTGATACCCATGTCCCAGTCACCTATAAGGCCATAAAGAAGGTTGGCAAACCGCCAATCCTTAAACCAAGTCGAATGTGGTGCTTGACCTGAAAACTCTTTAGTAAAGAAATATGAATTTATGGCTACCCCGTTGTCGGAATATGTAGTTTGATTCATTTGGTAGACAAAACCTACAGCATCAGCCGATGCATAGTAGAGATTACCGTTATAAACAACAAATTGAGCTGCATTAATACCGCTCCATGGTGCCCACGTATATTTTTGACTCTTTTCTAGCCCATTCCGTGAAAAGTCAAACACAAAAACCCGATTATTATAAGTCGAACTACCTGATGGAACTGAAATATAGGCTTTGTTTTTATAAACAAGTGAAGCAATCTTGTTGAGGTATGTCGAATTTACCGCAAACATCTCATTTTCGATAGGGGTCGATAGTAGTTCGCTTCCTACCGTACCAACGTCCGTAAGGGATGCTGTGGGCTCAATACCTGCTGCCGTTAAAGCACCAAAACCAACAAATTTATCCTTTTCAATGGCTGGAAAAATGAGAAAATTAAGGGCTTCGAACAGACCTTTCGGTGATTTACTCCCAAATTGTGATCGGATGCGTAATTGGACCCAGTCAGAATCGTCGGTAGTTGGCATGTAAATCATCCAGGCTGTACCACGCGCACCGTGAACAATCAAATAGTTGTCCCACAATCCCAAAGAATTCGGTACATCAATGGTTTGGTCCCCAATATTGATGAAATTTAAGGTTCCCCAAACATAAGGGTTATTGAGATCAGAATAGTAGACGCGGTCGTAATCATCACCTGGATAACGTCCGATAGCAAAAATTCTGCTTTGATGATAAAGGCAAGGGCCATAATTTGGCGGCACGTTTTGATCACTAGCTGCCTCATCACCGAGGCCAGCATCTGCAAGTGCGTCAACATATGTTGTTGCAGTATTATCTGCGATGCTTCCAGCATAATATAACACCGTTCCACTTGCTTCCGTTCGATAGATATTTCGACTGCTAACACCAAATGATTGAGGTGCAACTGGAACCGAGGTCAACTGAACTGCTGAACTAGCTGCCGTAAACGTTGCCGTAAATGGACTAAGATCACTCTCAACCAAAGCACTATTAACGTACGCTACTGCCCATCTATAATCGCCTGAAATACCACTAACGGAAGTACTTGCAGAAGCTACCGACATCGTGCTGGTCGGTGCATAAATACCTTGACGAGTAAACGCCAAGCCGTTCCACTTATAAGGTATGGTTCCCGATCCAAAGCCAAAAAATATGTTGTTTTGGTACTCAGTGGAAAAAACCGCATTACCTGCGGTGTGAATAGATGTTGCACTGGCTACGGCCGTAAATGTCGTAGTACCAAGGGTAAACATTGTACCGCCAAAGAACACACACATAGTCTCGTTTATCGAACCGCGTTCATGGCGAACATAAATACCATCGCAAGCAAACGTTCCAACTGATGCCGTATTGACTTTTACCGTTCCAGGTCTAGTTTGTACTGAATCATCGTCAAAAATCACATTCAAACAACTTGGCGACTGGTTATCAAGAATAATGTTCTTTTCAATTTTTGAATTCTGACCACCATTGAACCTGATATAGTCTTCATTCGGTGGGTATGCCACATTGAAATAGTTAGCCATAGGCACCTCACCAATTATATGGGAATCGGTTTGAAACAGGATCCGAACCGAAATAGTAATCTTTGGTCCGAGCCTGTTTGTCTGCTCGTTTTTGTCGGTTTTGATTCTGCCTAGCTTTCTCTACGCACAGCATCCATTTGGTATTATATGCCGTTGCAAGGGCTAGGTTTTGATCCTTTATCGCCATTTCAGCGAGTACTTTATCAGCGATGCAAATTTGATACTCATCGGGCACGTTGAGAGGGTCAGTTGCTGCTGATAATTCCGATGGCGCCTGGTAGGTTCTGAGTTGAATTGTGTCACCAGCTACCGTTGGTGTTGGAAATAAAATCAGTTCCTTTTCCCAAATTGCATATGTCGTAGGCGTACCAGTGGGGTTATTATCATCATTTTTCGGGTCATTTTCTAAATCAACTTTAATAAGTTTGGTACCCTTGTATCTCACCTCTTTGATTCCGATGCAATTAGATGGCCATGCTAATGATCTAGTTCCTATGACTGAAGTTGTCGTGTAGGTTTTTTCGATCACCCAGCCATCATTCGCCAGCATAGTCTCTGCTGCCCATATCTGTTTAATCATCCATTGATCAGTAAAAAAGGTGTCACCCGTAGCACTATTATAAGCTGCCCTAATAAAGTCCGTTAGGGTCGAAAGCGTCATTGTCATGTCTGCACCCACGTTGTAGATGGTTGTGTTGATTCGGTCCAAGTTGTTGTTGGATCAGTTACCTCAGAGAAGGAATCGACCGGAAATGATAAGGCGTTTGTGGTACCGCCCTGCTGCGAGTACCAACCGTTATTGACTCGGTACACTGATACGAGCTTTGAGGATAACGATAGATTTTCAAACACTCGTGATGGATACTCACGAGAAATGATAGTCCCAAGTCCTATCTGTTCGTTTGTAAAATGATGCACGATAAAAGCGTTGGTTGAACTAACCGCCATGGTGTTCACAACCGATTTGTAATCGGTCCACTGAACATCCTGTTGAGCCCATGTGTCAGTCCCCCAAACGAGGGTACCCCATTTATTATGGGGTTCGACACCATAGAGCCTGATAGTATTTGTCACGGTCATTGTTAATATTGCCACAAACTGACCCCTGTTGACCTATTTTTAGGAAACAGTTATCTCGGTGGTTACAATCAGCGTATCGTTTGCACCTTTAGTTATTAAACCCTCGGTGTCGCGTGAAAACATGGAACCGGACGCAGTTGTAATCGTCGAAAAAACCGCATATTCGTAGATATTACCGGTGCCAATGCCGCTTGCAAACGTAGCTGTAAGGCGGTAAATTGACGTCGCTGTCGAAACTGTGGCCGTAGCTCTAGCTGTTTCGGTACCTAGTGCCGTGTTGCTAGCTGATTCGGCCGCGTTATTACTTCCAATCGCAATATATTTATAATCCCATGCGGATGCTGCTGCTGCTGCACTCGCTAAATGATCGACAAGAGCTTGTAGGCCAACGGTTGTAATCACGTTCTTACCATGTACGCTCTGTTTTACTTCATTCGGTGCACCATATAGTGTTGCCCACCAATGACCCGTTATCTTTACATCCATTAGATCACTCCTTTGGTTCCTCAACCATAATGTCGGAATGTTCATTTTTGCTATGCTTAGTGAGTGCTGCTTTTGAATCAAATTCTTTGCCGCAAGCCATGCATACAAAAACCTTCTTTGTTTTTTCTTCGGATTCATTGCGTAAAATTAGCTCTACACGCCGACGATCATCATGATCCATAACAAGTTTTTTGTAGGTACGTGGATCTTGTGTACCATCTTTTCTACGGCTAAATGGTTGCATCTGGCCTAAAAAAAGGTGTGCCTCTTCATAATCCATTTTTATATGCTTGCCAGCAGGAATAAATATTTCTTTACCCCTGAACTTTTCCGTGTAGTCGTACTCGTTTTTGTTATGAATCTTTACTAAAAAATCCGACATATAGTTCCTTTATGCAATGCCAATTACACTAAAAATATACGATGCCTGAGTTGTGGCACTCGTTAAATAAATTTGAAAATACTGACCTAGAGGCGGCACTCCCACAATCGCATTCGAAACGCTTGAAGGAATGTTTACTACCGTAGGTGCTGCCGTTGCTACCGTTGGTGCATGATACAAGGTTGAATAGGTCGTTCCCTCGTCATGTGAAACAGCAAAGCGAACATCACCACCGCTTGCCATTGATGGAATTCGGACTTGATAAGCCTTGTATCCACCACCAATGTTAAACGTTACTGCTGTGGTAGCAGAAGCCAAAGATTTTGAAAACACCTTAACAGGTGATATCGTGGACATGGTTATCTACCAAACACAATTACATAAAAATTATCTCCATTAACTGCTGCCGAAACTGTGATCGTCCCACCACTTGCTTTCATAAGTGGACTAGCAGTTGCCATCGAAATTGGTGCTATTGAATAACCAGCAATTGTTGATAAGCCTGTGGGTATCGTTCCAGAAGCACCGTCAGCAGTGACGTTGCAGAAATGGACCCTCATATTGCCAAAAACAGTTTTTTCTTGTGTGACTGTATATGCCATTTTAAACCTCTCTTTTAAAAAAGAATTACGTCTTTACCTGCAATCGGTGCCGTGGGTTCTTCGACACGATATTTTAGTTTTTCACTCAAAGAATTCATCTCGAATACTTTATCAAGATCCATTTGCAATATCGACATGATATTGCCCTCTCGATACGAGCCCAATGTACCACCTTCAGTCGCATTGATATAAATACCTGGGCAAACCATCGTTACATAGTCGAACCACAATTTAAAATTATGATAAGACGGCCATGTTTTGACAGAATTTCCGAAGATATCTACAACGCGAATAGTTTGGCCTATTGAAGCGTCATATTGAGAGTCCCAATAATGGAATTTTACTTTGTCCCGATTGCTAAATGCGAAGTCAGAGCCAACAAAAACAGTGGTTAGCGCACCTAACCACCCTTTTGCAATATAGAGACATGCACCAAGAACATTTCCCCCGTTCGAAACGTACTGATGAAATGGATCTATCTCGGCTACCTCTTTCATATAGCCATCATCAGGAACCGGAGCATTAAAAAAATAGATAGTACCCTTCCATTTTTTCAATAGGTCGGGATCAGAACCGATGAAAGCAATCAGAGTACGGTTTGCGGTCATTTCCCAATATTCATCAGGTGTTTTCGTTCCACCTTCTGACACTTCATGAATTGTGATAGGTCCAGCATCTAGTGACACGTAAAAATCAACCTCGGAACCGTTGTCTTCCATGGCATGAAAATTGTGCAAGCAGGATATCAACTTGATGTGCTTTGGCCGATTCTTCAATTTCGCTATGTTCAGCGACAAGGATGGTCCGCTACCTGCTACTATGCAAGTACCACCAACCCATTGATTGAATAGTTTACCTATTCCTTTTTCTGCAAATGGACCCATCGATTTAGAATTTTGAGTGATGTTTGATATCCACTTAGACCTCCAAGCTTGCACAGTTTGAGCATCTGAACTACATGCAGAAGAATACATCTGCTGAAGTGTCTGAGGCGGATACTGAATATAAGGTTGTAGCTCTAGTTGAATATTCGCTTGTTTCATCACTCAAAATCCTTTCAATACGTTTACTGGCAGCTAATGTAGGCTAAACCTGACACGTTTGTCGCTGCTGATACTGTACTAAGCAACTTGGCGAAAAATGGTCCTGTTACGCCTGAAACCCATAGACCATTGGCACCTAATTGCATCGGTGCCCCACCTGTTACGGCGGCCGACACATGGATATTACAATGGCCTCTTGTTTGAATCCAGCCATAACATGACGCGCTCAATGTAGCATTTTTTACCACCCCGAGTGGGACATCAATTTGGGCAGTTGTCGAAATCGTGCAACTATAGCCCGTCGTGCCAGCAAGTGGGGTTACTGCATAACCGATAGGTACTGCAGTTGTCGCTGCATTGTAAACATAAAGATACTCATTTCCGCCGTAATTAATGCGGGTTCCTAGTTCTGGATCTTTGGAACCGCGAGTCGCTGTTACACCGGAAAGACCACCAAAGATGATTGGATTTTCACTGTAAAAAGCCATATTTTTCTCCTTTTAGTAAAGGTTTTAATTAAAAAACAAACACGACGAAAACTAACAGCTTATGCTGTTAGTGCAGAAAGTTTGGCATGTAAACGGTTATTTGAGGAACCGAATGCACCCATCCAAAGAATTCGAGATACTTTTACTTGCTGATTTAGAGGCTTTTGGAATGGTTCCATAGAAAAGTTACGCTCTGGATGATAGAACAGCCAAAGATGCTTTTCGTTCAGCATGAAAACATGGTTTGCAGGGCAATGACTATCGGAAATGAAGGGGATTCCGTTAAACATTAAATTTTGAAACCCACCGCGTGCCGTTTCACTGTCTGTAAATCTTTGCTGGGGCTGAAGCAAATTGTAGTAGCGTGTGTAATTGGTACGAGTACCAATTGCAACGCTAGGCTTCTCACTGTCAACACTTGCAGCTTCGTACTGAGTGTTTAGCGCAGCGATTGTCAGCGTAGTTGTAGTACTGTCCACCTGACCACGCCAAAACGAGTTATCCGACTGTGAGATACCGCCAACGGTTTGATCGACTGCAACGATATCACTCAGACCAACAATCGACTTGGTGTTTGTGCCATCAGAATAAAGCCCAGTTCCTAGGCTATCCTTGATGGTTTTCTCGGCAATCTGTGTCTTAGAAGCAAGAATCTTAAGAACACCAGCATCGCCGCCGTTCTTTAGTTCATCCTCTTCCGTGATCGTGATTCCAGAGTAGAGTGAACACCAATCATAGGTAGCTGCCGTCAATAGTTCATTCTCGGATGTATCGAGGGTCTCAGCACCTCGGTACCAACCAGTTGCAGTTACCTGTGCATAAGAAAGGGGAACCTGTAGAGAGGTACCACCATTTTGTGATTTATATTGTCCGCTCGCCAGCATTCGCTTAAGAAGTGGGTTCGAGTCGAAAATATTATCGAATAGTTTCGGCATAATGTACTTGTGGGTCACTGCGTTTAAGGTATCAAGTGTAAGAGCCATGTTAGTCTCCTTTTATTTAAAATTTATGTTAGACCGAGATCCTTTATCGCCATATCTACAAGTGAATGATAGCTGTGTCGGCTAAGATTCAGTTGTGGTTGGCTTTGGGACATAGGACTGTCTGATTGTCCTAAAAATCCCTGCTTGACCTGTTGTTGCATTTGTTTTGCAACGCTTTCTTTGGCTGCTGTCTGTTTTTCTGCGAGAATCCTATCAAACATCAAGTCTCGAAATGCAGCTCGAAAACTGCTAATTCCATTTGCTTGTGCATGTTGAAGGATTTGAGATTCTAGACTTTCACCAGTCGAGGGATCAGTCGCCGATAGGTCAATGGTCGGATGTTCTGACTGCACACCTTGAATTTCTTGAGCCAAAGCAGCGTCCTGTTCGGCTACCATCCGTTGGTGTTGCTCCTCTTTATACTGATTGACGAACGAGCGCATTTCAGCCAACTCTCGAGATATTTCTGGAGGCAATTGGCTTTGTTGTTGTTGTGACGACTGGCTGCCGAATTGGTCAAAACTGCTGCTTTGCTGTGATTGGCTTGAAGCAAACCGTTTTTCCCACTCCCCACGGACATGATTAGCCCACTCAGGATTCTGATTGGCATACTCATCATACTGTCGCCATTTTTCTGATTGTTGCGCTATTTGCTGTTTTTGTGCTTCAAGTTCCGCTTGTTGCTGCTTATATTGCTGCATAAGTTGAGCATAATTGTAACCCATCGAAGCACGTTGTATCACCGTACTCAGCGGTTCGGTTATTTCACGACCGTTAGCTTTGTACGGTATATTTAAATTCGGATCAAACGATGGCTGATTGATCTGAGGTGCTTCTGCCGTAGGTTGACCATCTAGTTGTGGCTGTTCACCTGCAAAGGCACCTGTGTTGATGTCGTTTACCGCTTGATCAATATCGAAATTTATCATCTATTACATTGCTCCTTGTGGACCTTGTGGCATACCTTGACCGCGCTCTGGCATTGGCTGAGGCCTTTGACCACCACCACCTCCGCCTTGACCACCCATGAATTCAGCCATGACTGAACTGAATTCTTCATAAATTGCCTGCAATTTTTGAGCAACATCAGGCCGACTTTCTGCTGCAGCTTGTGCTAAAGATCCAATCGTATCAGCCACATTTTGAACGATCTCTTGTGCTGATGCACCGCCGGCGCCTGGGTCCATTCCTTGTTGTGCCATTTTTATGCTCCTTGTTGTGCAGCAGCGGCTTGTTGCTCGGCTGCCATTTGTTGACGTTCTGCTAATCTTTGTAAAATTTTCTCTCGATTAGGATATTGTAGCTGTTCGAGTACTTCTTCAGCATCAATAATTTGCCTATCAAATAATGCGAGTGCTTTTCTTTCTTTATCGGCTGCCTCAAACGGCAAATCACTACCGGATTGGACCCGTAAATCTAGCTCACCCATAAGGATGTGTTTCCGAGTTTGCATGACATTACCGGTTTCATCCTGTTCGATAATCGTGGCCTCTTTTTTTGGACCATAATCGGTTTCGACAGTATCAATCGAAAACTTCATGAAATACTGGCTACCGTCCTGATTTGTCATGCGATACACACGTGGAACCGTGTAATGCTCTAACACGCGGTACATCCATTGACGACCAGCATTTTTTAGATAGCAATCGAGGTTTCTCATCCGCTGCCTAATCCGTGTCCGACTTGCTGAGATGAGCTGTTCGATTGCACTTGCTGCAGTTACCCCCCCTGGTGCTTCACCACGAGAAAAGTCACTTTGTCCAGCGATGTCGTTAAACCATCCGATAAGACGATCGAGTACCTGCGTAAATCCTGGATTAAGAGGTGGACCATTTTCTCGTCTAACTTCCGATCCTGGTGACTTTTCAACTACGGTGCCTGGGATGTTGTTAAGGTTATCAGTATCCACATCAGCACTATGATCCACGATCCAGATCGGGTTTGACGTGTATAGAAGCACGTCAATTGTGTACGACAGTATCTTATTTAATATGATCTGAGGGGAAGCAAGTTGCTCAACCTCACTAATACCCCAAAACTGCCTTGGATCAACATAGTTAACATATTTGTGAAATGGTATCTCACCATCTTCGTATTGTAGCGGACCATCATGCAGCTTCATACCGTTTGCAATGCACACATAACGGCCTTTCGGATATTTCTTTTGAACCTTATATACCTTGCTGCCATCCTCTTGCTGTTCAGCATGTTCTTCTACATCATCTGGCTTGAGATGGCACTCATAGACCATTGTTTTTGGAATAGCATAATCAGATGGTGTTTCGGTATCCATCGACATTTCTGGCATCGACATGGATGTGGACATGTGCTCAGTCATATAGGTACGATTAAGGTCATACTTATCTTTGATAAGAACATCTTTTTGCACGTCCGATTTAATGAGATGTGCTCGCTTAGGATACTTGGCTTTTAGTCTAGCCGTTGGCATGGGATAAACTTTGAAAAAACCCTCTGAAATATCATCGTTGATGTCGTTACACTCCGGATCGGGGTAACAGTAGAAAGGTTCCTCACTTTTGTAGACAGGTGCTCCCATGCCAAACAATAGTTTTGGATCATACGTCATACTGCTGATACCCGATCCAGTAATATACCCGTCAAGAATTACCTCTTGAACGACCATCATCCAATTATTTCGCTCCCATTCACAATCACAAAGCTTATTCATGATATCAGCAAACGGGATATCCGATGGTTCCTGAGCCATGAAAGTAAATTTCGGCCTAACATCGGTTTGTAGTGGTACTTGGCTTTGGATCGTTTGCCAAATAAAGTTGACTATCTCACTTGTTTTCCAACTGGGTCGCTTCATTGACCACTGCTGACCGCGAAAAAGCTTATAATAAGCGATCCAGTTCTTTGATGCTTGATCCCTTACGCGCTTATACTGATAAAACTTTTTCATCAGGTTTTTAACTTCTGCCTGTTCTTTTGGATCAACATCGGGATTAGTGCTAATTGGACCTAGATTTTGATCGTTAGAACCTGGTACTTGATTCAGTGTTTCGAGCATTACGCCCTCACATTATATTTTGGATTTAGATACTCTTGCCAACGTTCTGACGACCTGCGTTCACGCTCTTGATCAGCCCGTTGATTTATTTTGTTCACATCTTCATTGCCAACTTCGATCCATCCGCGCTGTTTTGCTTGCCTAGCTTGATCTTTTTTGCTTTTGACCATCTTACCTAGGGATACCGAATAAAAAGCCTCGTCCGGTTTTTCACCAAAAAACTCTTTGCCTTTGGTAATGATGCGGCTTTTCTTATCGCATGAGTTTAGACATGCAGGACATGACTCAAGATCATCGATGTTGGCAATACGCTTAACAACATCAAATTGATGATTACACGTTGGACATTTGTAATCGTATGTAGGCACTCAACCCTCAAAGGATACGACCACTATGATTCTTTTTCTTTAGTAATTTATCATAGTTGAGATCATAATTTGAAGCGATCCGCGCAGGGACAATATCAGTTTTATCGGATTGTATTATTTTATTCGGTTTTTTGCTAGTTGTAAACAACGCACGTGTTAAATAAGAATTTGCGTCACAGCAATGATTTTCCTTATCGACTGGTAGCTCACTTCTGTCGCTTTCGGATTGATCAGGCCTAAGGTCTTTTTCCTCTGGGTAATGATACATTTCATACTCGTCTACAGTTTTGAAATTATCACCCTTGAATACTGCATAGCATCCCGAATTTATCAGCTCCCAATGTAGCTCAATATTCTTCTTTATCTCTTTAATCGCTGGTATTGTCCTGAGACCTGCAGCGTTGAACGATGCAATATCATCTGGGTTAGCACTATCAGCAATAAACTTTTCGATCGGGTACATTGTTTTAAGCCGATATGCTGCGTCAATCTTATCTGCTAGCATCATCTGAGTTTGGTAGAATTCAGCGACTTGATAGTGCATCCCAAGGGGAGTAACTGCCCTAACAACGATAACAAATGGGTGAGTATAGCCCCAGTCAATCCCACCATAAAACCTAGTACCAGCAGGAAGATTAATGGGATCGATCCAATGCTTTGAAGCATCGAAACAGGAATAGACGAGGCCTTGAGCCTTATCAAAGTTACCTCCATACATCATATTGAAGCGACGAGGTTCCATAGTCCGACGCTTACTCTCGTATTCATCCGCAGGGAAATAGGGGTTTTCTGATGATTTGGCTTGGCAAAGATGCACTTGGTTTCGAATATATTCATCACCCATTTTGTGCTTACGGATGTAATCACGATAAAGCCAGTTAAGCGAGTATGGCGATGTTACTATCGTAATCGGACACTTTTTTATCGAGCTACGAGCCTGGATATTTTCCCAGAAATAAAGACTGTAGAGTCCTGCCTCATCACAAAGAATATGCCTAACATCGGTAATACCGACAACGCTATCGGGATCGGTTCCCGTACGAAACCAGACTTTACCTCCTCCGTGAATATGAAAACACTCGTTTTTTCTATCGTACTGACCAATACCTTTATTCCAAAAAAGAAATGGAGGAATTGTTGACTGATAAAGTATTTTGTAGGTCGGACTTGTAACAATGAAATTATCAGTTGGGCTAATATATTGGTGCATTGCCATTTTAAGACGCATTACACCGATGGTAGTCTTACCCCACTGAATCCCAGTAGCAGCAATTGTAATACGCTTGTCGGAAAACAAAACATCATTCTGCTTATCACTATGGGGTTCAAATACTTTGGGATTTAATGACATTTTTTCGGCCTACCCATAATCAACGATTGAAAATGAGAGTATAGATTTGATATGATCCCCATCAGTTTGGTGTTTTTCCTTTTGAGAAAGTCGTTTCATTGTTTAGTAAGTGTACTCGCTACTGTATAGCTGTAAACCCCATAGTTCAACATGGGGTTTATTTTTTGACTACTTCTTAGGCATTTTAGGTTTTGGCATTGGCTTTTTTTTGTCACATCCCATTGTAGACCTCCTTTCTTTAGTAAAATTCTTGATAATCAATAGCTGCACAAGCACTAGCATTGGCCGAAAGACCACGTGCAACAATAGATAATGTATCTGCTGCGCCTGATAATTCACCACCGAGCCATAGAATATTGGCAAATAGGTCTTTGACGGATTGCCTTGTTGATGTCGCTGTGTAGACAGTTGCCAGCTTCGTTGAACCTGTGATGTGAGTAGCTGCGACGTCTACCATGCCGATACCTGGTGCATTAGCCCACGACGCTGATTCGAGGGTTCCGCCATAATGCACCTCAAAAATAGTATTTACGTTTCCAATGGCAAGCAAGTTTACATCAATAGGCCTAAGCATTGCTTGACCCACATTTGCGGTTTGCAGTTTCATTGAAATTATTGGGATGCCAGTTGTTGTCGTAATAGATCTTGATGTAACTCCGTTACTAATCGTTCTCGGTATCTTGCTAGTCGTTTCCGTTCCCTCAACAATTACCGAGCAACAAATTTGCCTGAAATCAGCAAGTGCAGTTGATGCACCAAAATTTTCGACTTGATATGTGACCGGTAAAATCGGTGTCTTCATGTAGACCGTGCTGAGTTGGTTGTTGTGATAGCATTCATGACATATATATGGCATACCTTCATGCACGAAACCAAATCTAACGCGACCAACGCCAAGCCATTCCAAGTCAATATAAAAAATCTGGGTTTTGGTAAAATCAAGATTGATGCCTGATGATCCTGTACCATCCATTGAATCAATATTCCAATCAGATCTTGCTACCCTTGTATTGACCACCGATCCTGTGGTTGATGATCGAACCACAACACCCATCGCACCGTCACGCTGTTCAAAAAACACGCCGTCCATTGCACTAAATAGTCCTGAACGTTGAGCGCTGTTCGTTGCTCCTTTGCCCATAACTACCGTTAGTAAGCATAAAATTGATGTACCAGGAGTATAGAGCGAAAGCTTTTTACTTGATCTTGTCGCTTTATCCCCATTAGCTGCTGTGGTCTCAAATTTACATGATGAATTATTAGCCACATGTGCAATTGTTGCACCTCCCACAAGAGCCTCAGACCATATCAATGCCTTTTTATCTTGGATCTCGTAGTTGTCGAAAACAACGTTTGGTGTTGATACTCGTTGACGTGCAAAGGCATCAATCGTAGGACCATCACCAAAGGTAACACGCTGTGCGAATTCTAAATGATCGCCTCGTGTTGTTTCAACGTAGCTCCTATATATCCTGTCATTCAGACTTGTCTCCGTCACTGTCTGACTCCTTTTTCTTGTTAAAGCCTAATTTTATTTCGACACCATCCTTGGTTTTTATTATAGTAGGCTTCTGTTCAAAAATCTCTTCGGGATTATCTCGCATACCGAGCCAGTTTTTTGACAGCCAGATCATCATCGGGACAGAGCCTTTAATTACAGCGTTCATCATCGCTTTTCGTAGCGAACTTTTGCCAAATTCTTTTTCTTTTTTTAGGTAATCAGCAAAAGATATACTGTATTTTTCCTGTACCCGACGCGATAAAGTATCGTATGAGATGCCTAGAACATAGGCACAATCATCGCCTGTACAATGCACTCTTGCTAGACGCTGTAACTCATCCCAATCGGGATCAGGTATTTTCGGCCTACCTCCCTCACCTTTTTTTGGACCTGGTTTTGCCATGAACGTCACCTATATTTCTTCATAAATTAACAAGCCATCATCATTCACATCACCATGATGCCTAAAAGTTAGCTCTTTTAAATAAATATCATGATCAGTTGGGCATTTTTTTGTACCCTCTGAATACGCTAATGCGTTTTTATTTGGCTCTACAATTTTGATAAATGGAATTCTAGATAGATCTGTTTGATCTGGCATTTCCATAATTTTAGAAAATCTTTTTTTATCGACAAGCACCACTCGCATCTCTGTTTCCTATTTTTTACCTTTTCCCTCAGTCAGCTTACTAACCTCTTTCATCAACATTAAATCGATCTCATCAGGATTTTCTTGCACATCTAACGCGCCTCCATCAATCAAAATTATCTCAGACTTAAAATATAAATCGTCATAGGGATAATATTGCTTGTACGAGCGGATTGCGTTCACATTTAGTCTAATAGCACGATTTTGGTTTGCGTGAACAGTGATAAAAAAAGGCCTAGTGATCGAAATATCATATCCGGTGTTGATATCTGCCATCGTTTTGTTACCTGCTGTTAATGTTATGATCATTAGTATTAATCTTATCATCCCCGTGCCTCCCAATGTTGTCAATTTATATTACTTATATTATCAACATGTTATCAGATAATTTAAAGTTTTTCTTCACTTTCTGCGATTAGTATTATATATCCCCTAAGGCTAGCAGTGTTAGGATAAGGGACTGAACAATGAAAGGTAAATAAAATGAGCACAATAGACCAATCCCTTGAGCAATTTGGTGACACTATGAACATGAAACAAATCAAATGTTTCTTGAGACTTCACGGAATATCATTCAACGAATTTTCTGAATCATTTTCGACTGAAACAAATATAGACACCGCACTTTTTTTTGACTGGCTTGGGTATTAAAAAGAGAAAATTATGAACACTGAACAATCACAAAAAGAAGGGACAGAATCACAAATATACACATTTTTTGTTAAGTCGAACAATGACCCTGATTGCTCAAAATATGACGCTATTATGTTAGAGGGAGTTGATAGATTAGACGCACAATCAAAACTCAATGTATATCATAGACGAATAATCGCATTTAGGAGGGAAAACTGTGAGCAATGTAACAAAGATCAAAAAGAACACGGACAACATGATGATCGAATGTGCTGAAAAGAACGTTTACGGTCGTATGCTTATTTATGTAACTAATGAACAGCAAGCAAAGTATCTTAGGATTTTGACAAACAAAACAACACTAGATTATCGAGACCTTGAGGCTTTGCAGAACCTAGGCTTTGAGATCCAACTAACTCAATTACCGGCGTGAGGAACAATGAAATGAAAAAGAAAGTAACTAAAAAAGCACCTAAGAAGTTAGGTTGGGAAAAACGTCAACAAATGGGATTTGATTTGATTGATGAGAGTTTTATCGCTACGTGGGTGCAATACCTATCTGACATACGCAACAACACAAACAACGAAGAATTTCTGCACGATGTAAATCAAACCCTTTATAATTTTGTGATCACTTTATCAAATCTATGTGGTGAAATGATGTCAGCGGACCCAGAAAAACATGAAATAGGAGCAATAATATTTCGATCGATGTTGATCGAAAATTTACATAGAAATCAAGTTGATCAACTTATTGACCTGAAAAAATCAAAGAAGGTGAGTAAAAAGAAATGAAAGTACAACTTAAGATTTTGCGTAAAGGGCGGGGTAAAATGCGCGTATCTGTGTATGAAGTTACGAGTGATGCCCGAATCTATTTATGCGTAATGGAAGGGACAATACCCGAAATTGTGTATAAATTAAATCAAAAGTATGGTGAGAGAATCGAAGTCGAAAAGTCGATTTTTCAAGGGTGGTATTAATGAAAATTAAACTAAAAATATTAAGTCTCAATCGATTTGGCGTTTATCACTCAAAACCGGATGAGGTGGTATTTCTTGGCGAGTATAAGGGGTCGATAGCTACTGTTAAACGGCTATTAGGTAAAAATCTAGCAATCCCAGAATCCGAAATTGAGATTGAACGAATGAAACAAAAAGGATGGTATTAATATGGATATCAAAACTGTAATAATGGTGAGAAATCAGGAAACAAGTACCTTAAGTTTAGTTAATGTAACTTTAAAAGAATTTATCAACAATGAAAGTGATCGACTAATTGTTGCTTGTGATGAAGCTGAAAATAGGTACCAAAAAACTGATGAGTTTTTGAATTATTTCGGCTGGCCTGAAGAAATTTGGGTTAAAAAGATTATGCCTTAACCTTCAGATAGCCTTTTTCCGCCAGTATACTATTTAGCGACCTACCTTTGACTAGCACTTCACACAGCCAACGACCAAACGAATCTTGCTTGTGGGGATCTATCACTACAGTTGCACCGCCAATAAGAGCCTCAACAAATTCTTTGGCATCCTCCCCGCGTTTTTTATCGGACCCATGGACTTCGAAAGCGTCACAATCAAAAAGCCTTACCGTAACAGTGATTGTGATACCAAAGTCTAAATCAACCGATCCTTTAAATGTATCAGCATCAACAACACGAGTGACTTTGCAATTATGGAGCATAAAAGCACCTCGGACGATTGCGACAAACTGCATTTCTGTTCATTGGTATTATTGTATCATCCCAGGCCTTGTCGCACAAAATTCCTGCCATGTATATGTCAAGACGGCATTGACTGGGAGGGTGTAGCTGCAAAGTGATTTTGCTCACATAGGAATCAGTAACATCAGGATCAGGTAGACGTGTCTCACGGTTTAAAGTGTAGATCGTTTCGGCAAGGGATTTTGCTGCGAAATATGAGCGGTAACAAACATTTTGCTCAAATACTGTATCAAAGTTTTTGTCGCACATTTCAACCTTTAGATTATTGCGCTCTAATTTCTTTGTTTTTTCCATTTGCCCAAAAATCTTGCGAGCACATACGTGAGTTGCATAATAATCAGCCTCACCTTCGATAGAATATTCTAGGTAGCTCATAAGAGGATATCCTGCTAAGAGATGTCCTATCTCATGGCAAATTGCTAGCATAAACCCGTCTTTTGTTAGCTGCACACGACGGGCAAGACCACCGTTTAGCTTAATGACCCATGCGTTCCAGTTCCAGGGTGGAACCTTGCTGATGTTTGCGTAAATGTTATTGATGCGACTATTCCAATCGCTATCAAACCAAAAGTAAACTGGCTCACCCGTAGTCGATTTTACGCCGTTGAAAACGGGTTTATAAATCTTGTAGACATAGTCGATTATCTCCCAAAACTCTTTTTCCGAGATATTCCATGTGACCTTGGGATCATCCCCGTTATGCATTTCATTTTCAGGAAAGGAAGCAAATAGATTCGTACTAATAAAAAATAGAAGTATTATTCTGAGCATAAAAAAACCCTCGTTTTATTGTTTAAAACAAGGGTATTTAAAAATTAGGAGTTAGTCAAATTTAGTATTCAATCTCTGGCTTAATTGTCTCTCGGTAGGTATTGCCAACCTTGACAGTCACGCTATCCGTCGCCTCACCGCATTGGGTAACTGCGTGAAGTGTTAGCCTCTTGGTAATTCGCGGCCGGTACTTAATCATGGCTGATTGTGGCTGTGCGCCGTTGTCAAACGCTGGTTCTGCAGTCCAATAGTAGCGATGTCCAAACCGCTCTTTAGTGCCTAAAAACATGATCTGACCATATCTCACGTTCACGAGATCGCCGTAACCGGTGTCAGCATAAGGCTGAGGGTCACATGGTCCTGGATCGGGATCAGGCGTTGGATCAGGATCAGGTGATGGACCTGGATCTGGCTGCTTGTCGTCATAGACGATATAGTTAGCCCATTCACCGATGCCATTAGCACCGAATTTGATGCGCATGTAACCGCCTTCACCCCATGATTGACCCCAACTGTTACGCATAATCCAGTAGTCTTTACCCCATCCAACAAGGTTGACGGCGTGATTATGTTGACGGTATCCGGTATCCTCGAATATTCCACTTCGATAACTCGAAAAGCCTGAATCTACTGCAACGCCAACTGAGACTGGACCATACTTAAAAATTGCTGATTTTATCTCTTCTGTCGTGGGACTTTGTGAGATATAACCCCAGCTTGTTAGTTTCCATTTGTAGTTAATATTTGATTTACAAGTGCTATCGGTTCCAGTATATGGATACTCGCTAGCTAATACGGAACCTTTTGGCGACATATGCGCATCGTGCGCAAAAAATCCCCCGTTACAAGACCACTCACTCGGATTAGCGCACGATAGCAGATACTGCTCGCTAAGATCCTCTTTACCACCAAATATCCTTCGCACATCCTGAAAGGTTGCCGTCGTACTAAATGCCCAGCAGCTGCCGCACTGCCCTTGGTTCTCGATTGGTGCTAGCTCTGCTTTTTGTCGCCAGTCGAATTCCTCGGGCAAATTAGCCTCGATTGGAACCCTTCTAAATTTGATTTTAGAAGTATCCTTTGGGATCACTAAACCTGTGCGATACATATGACCTGATTTAGTAAAAACTGCGTCTTTTGGTATCGTTAGCATAACCGAGGATTTTTGATCTCCGATTTCGATACTTGAACAACTTGTGGCTAGCACAAATAAAGCCATAAACTTCCAAAATGACTTCATGTTTCACCTCCCGTTTACACATGATGTTTCATACCATAATTATATCAGGGCTTCGGCATATAATCAAATTTCCAAATTTTCCACATTGGAAAGTTAGGGCAAGTCTTGATTGGTGAGAAATAATTGTGAGGATAAACTTCGCTGCGCTTGATTTTATATGTCGCCATTAGGTTTTTAACCAAAAAGTAAAGTGCATTAAATTGCTTTTCGTTAAACTCCCTACGGCCTGAAACACAAATACCTATTGATCTAAGGTTATGCTTTCTACAGTGGGCACCAGATATTTTAATGTCACGTCCGTTGAATACCTCACCCTTTTTATCGATGAAAAAATGATAGCCGATGTCAGTCCATTTTTTATCCAAGTGCCATTTTCTAACGGTCTCAATATTATCATGATCCGGTACGTCACTGTCTGAACAATGCACTATGATTTTATCTATTTTATTCAAGTCACGTTCTACGTTCATTTAAAAACCTTCAATTGACCCGTGTATTTAATGATTGATTTTTTTTCCTCTATGTCGAATCCGATGATACCATCTTCTAACAAACTTTTTACTATTTCATAGGCAATCGTTTTTTTAATATGTTTATCCAGCATATCGTGATCTATAGACATCTCGCATATCACTTTATCAATAGTATAATGTCTTGAAACAGTGTGTAGGTTTTCTTTCAAATATATCTTTATATATGGAGTGATATCAAAACCTACTTTTCCTGCTTCATCTATTTTTTTCTCTAACTTGTCTATCAATGTAATAATTTTTACAAATGAATCCTCTAATAACTCCCCGCCGTTAGGCGGAGTAATACCGCGTTTGATGCATTTTTCTTCGATTGTCTTACATAGTTTATGAATCATAATTTAACGTGCCCAATCTTTTCAAACTCGTTCAGCTCAAACTCACCCATAATTTCCTTGAGAGGTTCGATCGATTCTGCACCGACAGCCTTAGCGTATATTTTTAGCCTTTTTTTACTGTCTTTGATCTCGGTGTTGTAACCTCTCACAAGCGTAGCTTTGTCCTCAAGTTGCTGTTCAATGTGATTTGCAATTTGTACGATCTTTTTCGATAAATACTCAATTTGATCCGAATTCACATTAATCCCCTAAATCAATAAATGTCCAGTCGTCACGGTAAACAGCTCGCATATCGTCTAGAATCCACCGTGCGATTAAAAACGCATCTACTAGCCCATTATTTGCTTTTGTAATTTTACGGTCAAACGAAGGGTTTATACTAGCAAAAAACGATGCGCTTTTTTCTTTTGCTGTGATGCCTGACACTCCCCTATGAACCTTTGCTTGCCAGGTTTTAGGCGCAACATAATGCAACGGAACGTGATGCAGTAGACCTAAAAGCATTCCATAATTCTTGCCATATTCGATGATCTGTGTTGATCCCCAATTCCCTGCCCGACCGATCTTTTCGATCACTATTTTATCAACGTTTGCGAAACCCTCAAAGGTCCTTTCGATAAGGTGCCCATCGATTACATTATCCGCACGGTATGGAATTTTCAAATAACGTGCGGTTTTTTCCTTGACATTGAGCTCGCAAAAATAGCCGCTTTTGCCGCTGTCGATCCCGATAACCCTCATTTTTACCTCATTATTTTTTTATAAATATGATGGTTTGTTTTACTTTATTAAGCAGAAAATGTCTATTATATTACGTTTATTATTTTCTAACCGGCTGGCCAATTTTTCGCTTTACATATTTTTACAGGGGGTTTATTAATGTTCTGATATTAAAAGCATAATCAAAATATTAGACAAAAATGAGTGTGGTAAAAAAGTAAAAAGCCAAGGTATCAACTTGGCTTTTAGGTTCCAGCAATGGAACTTAAAAACAATCGTTAGCTTGTTTTACCACAAAAAAGAGTAAAAACAAGTTTTTTCGAAGAAAGAATCAAATGATGAGTGATTCAAACAGTTTCCCAAAAAATCCTTATGCAGGTGGAAGACTTCTCAAGGCTATATCAGCAAATAAAAATCTAAAGGCTTATGAAAAGCTAGTCATGTTGACGCTAGGCGGTGAGCTCGATTATAAAGATTTTGAGCATTCACAAAGGTACATAAGTGTTGCTCAGTTTTCTGAGTTAACAAGTCTGTCGAGAGATACGGTGTTTAGAGTTATCAGTAAACTATGTCAAAATGGTTACATAATTCGAGAAAATAGATTCGATGAAAACAATCGTCAACAATCAAATTTGTACTCTTTGACACCCAAAATATTTACAGAATGGGTATGTGCCAATTCTACCGAGGGTAGCTGTCAGCCACGGGGGGGGGTAGCTAATAGCCACTCCAATCTCCCTCAGAAAGAACTCCCTAAAAAGAACACAATATTAGGAGTACCTAATATTGTGTGCGCGTGCGCACCCACGCCCAATCAAAATATAGGCGATCCCATTGATGAGGTTAAGGTTGAGAAAAAAATCAAACCAGAGGCCAAAAAGAGAAAAGCTAAGGCCTCGAAATACACAAGACCACCTGTAACGCAGTCTCACCAAAAAATGGCCAGGATCTTTACCCCTAAACCCGAACTAAAATCATTCGTTCATAGGAATGATATTCTTTTTGCAGTTGATGAGCTTATCGAGGAATTTGGGGAAGTATGTCACAATGTTATAGAATACTTCTATCAATGGGCAAAAAATAATGATAAGTGCGGCAATATTAGATGGAGCCATGAGGTGCTCCGTGATTGTTTTTTAACTGCAAAAAGGAAAATGGAAAGTGAATGAATTCGACGAGGTCTTGAAAAAACATAATGATAACAACACAAAAAATTATCAAAAATTGGATCAAAATGCCGGTGATGAAAAATTAAGGAAAGCAATTTTTTATGCTAAGGCTATTTATCAACCCAAAAACAACCAATATTTTGTTAATAATTCTGAAATAGAATTTGTAGCACAACAGTGCTATGAAAAATATGGTTTTGAAGCGATTGAAAAGCTTTTCAATTCCGTTAAAGAACAACGTTTACTAGGTCTCCTTCGAAAAAAATGGACAGTTAATTCCATGGAGGATGATCTTTTAAAGCTTAACGGTGAATTAGAAAAAGAAGTTAAAAAACCGTTTGAGATCTCTGAAAAAGAGCAATTCAATAGATATATTCACCTGGTTTATGCAGAAAATGAAATTAACGTCATGGCACTAGATACTAGACCAAATAAATTGCTAACTAACATTTCAAATATGGCTTATCTGAAATATAAACTCTCAGATATTGAGGCTTTGATCGATTATTTCAATAGCAGAAGTGAATTCAGACACAGCAGGTATGGTAAAAAAATAACCTTTCTAGATCTTGAAAAAGATATCCATGAAGCTGTTTCAGATATGGGAAACAAATGAGTGACAATGATGTAATTTATGGCAAGGGAATCCTGGATAATTTACATGATGAATACATCCATGAATATGTTTGGGAAAATCACCGCCAAATAAAAAAACAAACAGAATGGAAACCACCTCAGGAACCACAACTGACATACTTTGAGGAACATGTATTACGATTACTTGACGACATTTTACAACTTCTAAAAAATATAAATGAAAAAATATAACTCTTTACTCTGGACATTTTTTGCTATATATATCAGCACTACAATATATAGGAGTACACGACTATGACAACAAACTCGTTAGCGCTTTACGATGATTTTAACAAGATGATGAGCATCGCAAGTGCTTTGGCCTCAAGTGATTTAGTCCCTCAACATTTCCAGAAAAAACCTGCAAACGTTTTGATTGCGCTTGAATTTGCCCATAGGAATGACATAGCACCTTTTGCAGCTATGCAAAGCCTCTTTATCATCCAAGGAAAAGTGGGAATGAGTGCCACGATGGCTATTTCCCTTGCGAGAAAATGGAACGTATTTACAAAGCTGCAGTACGAAGTTACCGGCAAGGATGATGATCTCAAGGTCAAAGCAATTGCAACTTTGCACGATGGTGAAAAGATCGACACTGAAGTTTCGATGAAAATGGCAATCACCGCAGGTTGGGCAAAAAACCCAACATATAAATCGATCCCAGAGCAAATGCTTAAATATAGGGCTGCAACTTTTTTAATCAGATCACACTTTCCTGAGGTGCTCTTTGGAATGCAGACTATCGAGGAAATAAGTGACGTAGAATATGCCAAGAAAGCGCATATAGCATTACCGACTACAGCACCGACTATTGATGTGAAGCCCATTGAAGTGATCGATGAGGTGATAGAATCAAAGCCTGAGCCCAAAATCGAAACACCTGAGCGTGATATTGAGGATATGAGGGGTGAGGTTAGGGAATTCCTTGAAACGCGTCCTGATGCATGGTTTGAACGTATCGGCAAAGAGCGTGTCAAAATGATCGAGATGGTTGATAATGAACGAGATCCGGTCGTCATGAAAGCCATTTTGGCCAAGACGCTACAATATGACAAACAAGCGAGTGTTTAACTAGATTCGAAAGGAATATTCATGATTGGAAAGTACTGCATTGTAAGAACGTACTCAGCAGGTGTTTTTGCTGGAACGCTTGAAAGCCTAGACGGAAAAGTTGGTAAAGTGACAAAAGCCAGAAGGATTTGGTATTGGGACGGAGCTAGCTCACTAAGTGAATTGGCAGCAAGGGGAACCTCAAAGCCTGATAACTGCAAATTTCCTTGCGAAGTTGACGAGGTTTTATTAACTGAAATTATCGAGGTTATTCCTTGTACTGATAAAGCGATTAAATCCATAAAAGGCGTTAAAGAGTGGACAAAGCATTAAATGGAAACCTCATTTTTTAACTCTGGCTTTGGCGATAGCTGTGGCTTTGGCTGTGGTGAGGGATATGGATGCGGCTATGGCTCTGGCTATGGCTATGGCGATGGCTTTGGCTCTGGCTCTGGCTATGGCTCTGGCTCTGGCGATGGATCTGGCGATGGATCTGGCTCTGGCGATGGCTATGGCGATGGATCTGGCTATGGCTCTGGCTCTGGCTATGGCTATGGCTCTGGCTATGGCTCTGGCTCTGGCGATGGATCTGGCGATGGATCTGGCTCTGGCGATGGCTTGGGCTATGGCGATGGCTATGGCTTTGGCTCTGA